ACGGCATCTACGCCGCGATTTGTCAATTTGCCAGAAAGTATGATATGATGATCTCAGCCGTCCAGTTGCGATGGCACCGCATTGCTGTTAGGGTGTGATTATGGGGCGCCCCCGCGATAAATCCAAACGCCAGAACGTCACACTCACCGGCGACATCGGACCACAGACATCCGCGCAAATGGCAGGGGCGCGGCTTGATCCAATAGGAGGCCCAAACGGCAGGATGCAAAAGCGCCGCGAAAACGTGCTTGAGCGAATGCACCGAAACCGAACGATTTCCCTGCGGCAATATCAGGCAGGCATTGCAATCCAAGAGGCGCATTGCAATTGCGAGCGGCTGTCATCGGGCAACAGCGATTATTCAAAACCGATTGTCGATAGCACACCCGTCCCGGATCGGTTTACAGATAGGCAGGTTGACGCTCACAGCCGCCTCAATCTGGTGATGTCGGCAATTCCCAACATATCCCGTAGAGCAATCGAGCAGGTGTGCTGGTATAACAACCCTATACCACGACACGGCATCCAACGATCTACCCTAAAGGTGGCCCTAAATATAGTGGCCGACGTGCTGCGGTATTGATTGACAAATCGCTATATCTGTGCAATTGGTAAGATTGGGAATCGGCATGAGAACGACTACGCAAGGAACGTCTGAACTTCGATTTATCATTCCATTTTACGAAACAAAAAAACTGTTGGGATGGACATCGCGACCAGAGGCAAGCTCAGCATTTACAAACATAGGTAACTTCCAACACCCGAAAGGACTGGATACAATGGCAAAAACTGGACCTAAGGGACCGCGCATTAAACTCGATGATACGCAATATGCCCAGCTAATAGCGATGATGCGTATTCAGGCTACGCAGAAAGAGATTTGCTCTGTTTTTGGTATATCGGCAGACACTCTTGGACGCCGGATAAATGAACGCGGCGACGGGAACTTTGCGGACCTCTATGGAAAACACTCTGGTGAAGGCAAGGTAAGCCTGCGCCGATTGCAATGGAAAGCCGCTGAGGATGGTAATGTAAACATGCTCAAATGGCTGGGCGCAAACGAACTGGGGCAGTCAGACAAGATTGACCAGCACGTAAACGGCGATTTGTCAATCACCATAACGAGCGATGATGCCAGCCTTTAGCCTGACGGAAAAACAACGGGAACTTCGCAAACAACTTGGCGGATCGGCTAAACATCATCTTGCATATGGCGGCAGTCGATCAGGCAAAACATTTGCATTTTGCTACGCGATTGCAACGCGGGCTATTCTGGCTCCGGGGTCGAGGCATGTTATTTTCAGGCGGCATGGGGTAGCTGTTAAGCAATCAGTCGGCAAAGACACGTTTCCGAAGATGATGAAATTGGTTTATCCGGCGGCAAAATACAGGTGGTACGAGCAAGACGGGTGTTTTGCATTTTCTAACGGCAGCGAGGTTTGGCTGGCGGGATTGGATGATAAGGACCGCGTTGACAAGGTTCTCGGCAAGGAATTTTCGACGCTGTACTTTAATGAGGCGTCGGAAATACCTCTTTCGTCATATCTGGTGGCCCAAACAAGACTGGCCCAACAAGTTGACAAAGTTATCAACGGCAAGGTCGCCGCTGGTCTGGCCCGCAAATGTTACGTTGACCTCAACCCGACAACAAGGGCGCACTGGACCTATAGGATGTGGGTTGACGGGGTAAACCCTGATGGGGAAACCAACCTAGACCTAGACGACTACGACCTAATTGTTATGAACCCGATGGATAACCTCGAGAACTTGTCAACTGATTACATTGCGGCTCTTGAGGCACTACCGGAACGGCAGCGCAGACGGTTCTTAGCGGGTGAATACACAGCAGATGTCGAGAGCGCCCTTTGGCGGCGGTCATACTTTCACAGGGTCAAAGAACTTCCAGACCTACAGCGCATTGTGGTGGCTATTGATCCGGCGGTTTCAAGCGATGTTGGTTCGGATGAAACGGGCATCATCGTGGCAGGTGTCGATAAGGGCGGCATTGCTTACGTTATCGAGGATGAGAGCGGCAAGTATCGGCCTGAAGAATGGGCGCGCCGGGCAATATCGCTGTATGACGAATACAGCGCAGACAGGGTGGTTGCCGAGGTTAATCAGGGTGGCGACATGGTGGAGAACGTCATACGCGCTCAGAGGGCAGACGTTCCGTACACGGCGGTTCGGGCATCACGTGGCAAGGTCGCAAGGGCCGAGCCAGTAGCGGCTCTTTACGAGCGCGGCAAGGTATTCCATGTCGGGGAATTTATCGACCTTGAATCTCAGATGTGTTCGGTGACTTCGGGTTTTGACAGCAAGGCGCACGGCTGGTCGCCTGACCGCGTTGATGCGCTTGTATGGGCAATCACCGAATTATTCCCGCGCATGACCCGACGAACAGCTTCACACCCGCCGATCCGGCGGCAATTAGGGACGATGGCCTGATGGCAAAGATGACGTTCACAGATTTAGAATCCCTGCTGGCCCGGAACCAATGGGGGGCAACCGGCGCGCTTAACAGCTCAATAAGTCACGAGCGCGCCAAACTGTTCCAGCGGTACATGGGCGAGCCGTATGGCGATGAGGTCGAGGACCAATCACAAATCGTAATGACCGACATTCGGGACACGGTTGAGGGGATCAAGCCCGAGCTGATGGATATATTTTTCGGCAGCGACAAGGTAGCGTCGTTTTCCCCGCGCGGTGAGGAGGATGTGGACGGAGCGGAACAGGAAACAGAGGTTGTAAACTACATTATAAACCAGCAAAACAACGGTTTCATGGTGTTCTACAAGTGGTTTCACGACGCGCTTGTTTACAAAAACGGGTACGTCAAAAGATATTGGGACGACCGCGAGCATAGCTATATTGAAGAGCATGACGACCTCAGCCAAGACGAGGCGGCGTCAATTCTGCTGGATATTCAGGCCAAGGATGCCGAGGTCGAAGTGGTCGAGCAATGGTCCGATGAAGGCGAGACGCCTGACGGGGATGAAGGCGGCGAGCCTGTTTCAATCGGCTTCAAGCTAAAGGTAACTGAGAAAAATACGCGGTATATCGTCGAGAGCATCCCGCCCGACGAAATCCACGTTTCGCCGCAATGGACGCAACTCGATTTTAAGGAGTGTCCGTTCGTCGCACATCGCCGCGCAATGCCGGTTTCCGATTTGTTGGAGATGGGCTTTGACCGCAAGCAAGTCGAGCGCCTGAACACTCACGATTCGAGGCTGGATAACGAGGAAGTCAATGTTCGGTTCTCGGGCGATAGGTTTCAGGAAACCGATTTGCAGAACACGCCCGATGCTTCGATGCGGTTGGTGCTTGTCTATGAAAACTATATTCGTGCCGATCTGGATGGTGACGGGATTGCCGAGTTGCTGCAAGTCTATACCGGCGGAGAGAACGGTGAGATACTGAAGCGCGGTGGCAAGCGGGCAATTGAGGAGGTTGACGCTGCGCCGTTTAACGTGGCGTGTCCCATGCCCGTGCCGCATAAGCACTATGGCATGTCCGTGGCTGAATTGGTGCAGGATTTGCAGCGGCTTCGGACAGTGCTTGTTCGGCAGATGGTTAATAATCTGGTCAAATCAAATAACCCAGACCGCGTTATAGACCAAGACGCGATGACCGATGATACATATGCCGACCTGCAATCCGCGTCAGCTGGCGGGCGTGACATTCGCATCCCAGGCGGTGTTGGTGTCCAGCAATTACCGGTCGCCAACACCGCATCTCAATCGCTGATGGGGATCGAGTACGTTGACGCCCTGAGAGAGTCGAGAACTGGCGTTACGCGATACAATCAGGGACTGGACGCCAACAGCCTGAACAAGACCGCATCCGGCGTACACCAGATTATGAGTGCGGCGCAAAAGAAAATTCTCTTGATTGCCCGCGTCTTTGCTGAAACAGGCGTGAAGCAACTGTTTCTCGATATGCACCGCGATTTACGCAAGGGGCCGATGAAAAAAATCGCAATCCAACTGCGGAATAAATGGGTTGAGGTAAACCCCAGAACATGGCGCGACAGAACGGATATGACGGTATCGGTGGGGCTTGGCACCGGAAACCGCGACGTGCAATTCCAGCGCCTCGGCCTGATTTTGCAGCAACAGAAAGAGGGTCTTGCCGCTGGTCTTGTGAAGCCTGAAAATATCTACCACACGCTGAAGAAAATGACTGAGATCAGCGGGTTTAAGGACGTGACGGCGTTTTTCCCTGACCCGAAAACATTACAGCCACAACAACCGCCGCCTCCGCCACTCGATCCATCAATAGAGTTAGCAAAAATCGAGCATGAAAAGATCAAAATGCAGATGCAAACCAAAATGGCCGAATTGGAAATCAAGCGCGCTGAGTTGCAACTTAAAGCGCAGTCAGAGCAGACGCGACGGCTTGATGTTATGATGAAGGATGATCGCGAGCGCGACCTTGCTGGCGCTAAGATTGAGGCTGACGAGGCCGCGCGGATGCAGCAATCGATTGACGGCATGGGGCTGACACACAATGGATAAGATCGCCCGCGCAAATGCGGCTGACAGACTTCTAAAGGACGAAACATTCATATCCGCTGTTGCAAGCATCAAGGCGGATATGACGAGAGAACTTCTCATCGCGGCAACCCCCGAGGACCGCGAATCGAAGTGGCAAGAGCATCACGGCCTAATCAGGGTTGAGAGGCGCTTGACATCATGGGCGGCAGACGTCCGACACAAAAAGCAGGATAACACCAAATGAGCGATAACCAGACTGGACCGCAAACAATAGAAGACACGCTTGATGCCAAATTCTCGGAGCCGGATGCGCCAACTGAGAAACCGGAAGAAATCAAGAAACCCGAGGAAGCCGAGGCTGGTGCCGACGCAGACGCCGGGGAAACTGATGGCGATGGACCGCAAGGTGAAGACGCCGGGGAAACTGATGCCGATGATCAGGTGCTTGACGTTGCTGAATATGGCGATGTTAAGGTAACTTTGGCAGATGGTACGGTTAAGTCCCTGAGCGAATTGGCAAGCGGCAATCTGATGCAATCGGATTACACGCGAAAAACGCAGGAACTTGCGCGTCAACGGCAGGAAATCGATGCCGAACGTGATCGGGTTGCAGCAGAAATCGCAGAGAGACAGCGCGAGATTGATGATCGCATGTCGCAAATCAACGAGGATGAACCAAACTGGATTGAGATCGCGCGGGATGATCCACTCGGATACCCCGAGATCCGCGAGCAGTGGAATATCAGGAAATCTCAGGCAAAGGCGGCTCAGGATCGTCTGGCACAGCAACAGCAAGAGGATCGTCAGGTATTTGCCCGTCAAACCTCGGAAATTGCCTTGCAGAAAATTCCCGAGTGGGCCGATCCTGATGTATTTCAGAAGGGCGGAGATCAACGGCGAAAAGCCGCGATTGATGCCGGTTTCACTGATGCGGAACTTGAGCAGGCTACGGACTACCGTCTGGCAGTGCTACTGGAAAAGGCGGCGCGCTACGATGCGCTGCAAGGCCAGAAAAAGCATGTGCTAGACAAGAAGGTTTCCAAGGCTCCAAGGGTTCTTAAGCCCGGTTCGATGAAAACTCCGAAAGATGCGACAAACGAAAAACAAGCTGCGCTGAACCGTAAACTCAGCCGACCACACTCCATTGAGGATGCCCTAGCGGCACGAGGACTGTGACGGCGTAATCTGAAAGGTTTCAGATATGGCACAGCCAACAAATACCTTTGATACCTACGACGCAGTAGGTATCCGAGAAGACCTGTTTGACACGATTTACAATGTCGACCCGGATGATACCCCGTTCCTGTCCAAGATGGGCAAGATAAAGGCGAATTCCACCAATCACGAATGGCAGACCGATGCGCTTGATGCGCCAAGCGCCACCAACGCGAACATTGAAGGCGATGACACGACTGCCGGCGCGGTTACTGCTACTACGCGGCTTTCGGATTACACGCAAATCTTCAAGAAAGCCGTGACCATCCCCGGCACGCTGGAAGCGACAAAACGCGCTGGCCGAGGACGCGAATCCGCTTATCAAAAGTTGCTCAAAGGCAAGGCGATGAAAACCGACTTCGAGTCGTCAATTTTCGCCAACAATGCCAAGGTCGGGGGCAGCGCTACTGTAGCGCGTGAGCTGGCGGGCGTTCCCGTTTGGATGACTTCAAACACATCGGCAGGCACTGGCGGATCCGATGCAAACGGCACCGGATCGAACGCACGGACAGACGGAACGCAACGCGCATTTACCGAGTCGTTGCTCAAGGTTGTTCTGGCGTCGATCTATGACAACTCGGGTCACAAGCCTGATTGCATGTTCCTTGGGTCATTCAACAAACAGGCGGCTTCGTCTTTCAGCGGGTCCAGCACACGCTTTGACAAGGGCGAGGATAAACGGCTTGTCGCGGCGGTCGATATTTACGAATACGACTTCGGCACGATCCGCATTGAACCGTCACGCCATGCCCGCGCCCGTGATGGGCTTATCCTCAGCACGGACATGTGGGCTTGGGCCGAGCTTCGCCCGATGTTTGACGAGGCCTTGGCGAAAACTGGTGACGCAGAGAAGTTCCAGATCGTTGCCGAGGCAACGCTTGTTTGTCGCAATGAGGCGGCAAGCGGCGGTGTGTTCGATTTGACCACATCGTAATATAAATGGCGCGAGCCTGAAACCGGGTTCGCGCCCCAATCAACGCAAGGAAGTCGTTATGGTTGATGAAGTAATCGAGGTTGAATGCCTCGTGAACAATATCTGGACATCAAAAGGCAAGACAAAGTTTGGCGAAAAGGTGTCGCTTCCCGCGACAGAGGCCAAGCAGATCGTTGCCGCGATGAAGAAAATCCTCAAAGAAACAATGCGGGGTTAAATTATGTCGGAGCGAAATGAAGCGATGATCCCATATCCCGTTGAAGGCGGGCATCAGAAGGTGGCATTTACCGCCACCAGTGCGGCCATTGCAAACGCCGTGGGGACACAAATTCGGCGCGTCGCGGTGTATTCAACGACTGATTGCTATATCAGGTTTGAGAAATCACCCACAGCCACTACGAGCGACTTTTTTCTGCCGGGGTCAATGGTCGTTATGTTATCAATCCGCCCCGGGCAAAAGGTTGCGGCGGTTCAGGATGCAACCGCAGGGACGCTGCACGTCTCGGAGATTGATTACTAATGTGGAAGCCTCATTCAAATCTCGATGGTGTTTTTGAGCGGTATATTCCCGGCGACGGTAACAAATTCCACCGCCAAAAGGTGCAGGACGTTGCCCCTATCCTTGAACACAACACACGGGTTCGCAATGAGACAAACGGGCGGACAAAGGGCGGCGGGCGCATGGTAGCATCCATCCCCGCAACCGTTTATTATGACTGGATCGCAGAATGGACGCGCAAGGGCTTGATCGGGCCGGGGAATATGTCCGGCGTCAATGACCTTCTGATTAAGAGAATTCGCGATCGCGACTTTTCTAAGTTTCGCATGACTGACGGGGGGGTATAATATGGGACAGCTTGATTATGCGCCAACATGGAGAGACAACGCCCGATATACTCTCGGACAGATGCTCGGCGGAGGATATGGTGCCCGCGACTTTGCTAAAAGATTGGTCGGTTCTCCCTCGAATGTCGGGCTTGCCGATTTTGTTCCTGTTGTAGGTAGCGCATTTGGGGCGCAAGAGGGTGCCCAGACGTTCAATCGGGGGTACAAGACTGGCAGCGCGGGGATAATGGCAGCAGGCGCGCTGGGCATGGGCCTGAGCGTGTTGCCAGAAGTCGGCATTGCGGCGTCGCTCGCGCGTAAACCAGCGGTAAGGGCGGCTGGACGGGCCTTTGCGATGGATGAGCGTGGGGCGTTGAATTTTAAGCCCGGGGGCGAATATAAGGGAGGACACATCGCGCCTGTAAGAGACGGCGGGGCACCTCTGCACAATTTAGCCGGTGACGTGTACCCCAAAGACATTTATTCACCACAGGCCGCGAGATACTACGGAACTGGGAGCCAAGACGACGCAAAAACTATGACCATGCTTCAAAGTTACCTAGGAAAACCAAATGCGGTCGTTCCGATATATCGTGCAGTGCCAAAGGGTGTGAAAGACATTAACGCAGAGGATTGGGTCGCTCTCGACAAGAAGTACGCGCAGCAACACGGTGACAGCGCACTAGGCGGTAGTTATGATATTCTTAGCGAAAAGGTAAAGGCCAAAGACTTGTTTACTTCAGGGGATAGCATTTATGAATGGGGCTGGTCGCCAAAACCCCAAGCACTAACCCCGCCTCAACAGCAAGCGCAGGGCGTTCTTGACCTGTTAAAGTCGGGGCGGCCTTTTTCGCGGGATGAACGGGGCAGCACCGCGCTATTCGATAAAGCGTCAGAAGCAGCGAAACATTTGCGGGAGAAATACGGGAAAAATGCGGTTGAAATTTCGAATCATCCTACCCCATGGGGAAACTCGTCGTATATATCAGTTAAGGTGTCGGACGGAACAGGGGGTTATGCTAAATCAGGGTTCCGTTTATCAGATCATCCGACAGGTGAATCGCGCAAATCTACAGATGAATTCCAAACTATTATAGATGGAGGTGACGTAGATGCCAATTCATTGGCTAACATTGTGCAAAATGATCTAAACGTTGGCCTCACCCGTTTGGCGATATCCGCCCCCAAACGTGAAGCAAATAAGCGAGCGATAGAGGCTTGGAAAAATCTTCCATATAAGGACCGCAAGAAACTCATTAAAAAGGCGCTTAGAAACCCGCAAGCAGGAGGTGCAGAAGCCACGGCGAAAAAGGTTTTTGTGGAAAACTACTCACTAGCCCCGCGCCAGCAGCCAGCGCAGGGCGTTGGTGGTATTATGGTTCCCCCCTCATTGATAAAACGGCGAGGCCCGAAATAATGGATTACTCAACGCTTAAATCACGGGTTCAGGACGCAATGGGGCGCACCGATGTTCCAACGTATGTTTATGAACTGGTAACGTCAGACATCAACCGCGATCTGCGGGTTCTGGATATGCAAAGTACGTCAACGCTATCGGTAACAGGCGAGGACACAGCGTTACCGGCAGATTTTCTTGAGATGATCTCAGCCTATATCGACGCATCGCCGCGTGGTGTGCTGGTTCCCGCCACAGATGACAGCTTGAATTACCGTCACGACAGTTCGGGACGCCCTTCGATGTATGCGATCACCAGCGGAAATTTCCGCGTGATGCCAGTTCCAGATGGAACATATTCAGTACCAATCCGGTATTACGCGAAACTTGCCAACCTATCGGCAGACGCAGACACGAATGCGATCATGTCAACGTTCCCCGGAATTTACATTTACGGCGCACTTCGTCATGCTGCCGTATGGGCGCAAGATGAATCGATGGCGTCGGTTTATAATCAGGCGTTCAATGAGGAAATGACCTTGGCCAAGAGATCCGATTTATCGCGCCGAAGTGCTGGACCGATGACGCGCCGCCCTTGGGTCGGTGGCTTCTGATGCAACCCATCACAATCAACTTTGGCGCATGGTTGCCTGATATTGCGTCGTACAACAACCCCGGCGTGGTTGAGGCGCTGAATGTGTATCCAGTGACAGGCGGCTTTTCCCCGTTCGGTGATGCAAACGGGACTGGCGACACGACATCGGAGGCCGTGACAGGCTCTGAAATGTTTTTCCGCAACGACAAGACGTTTGTGACTGTCGCGGGATCATCAACCAAGCTGATTGTGCGATCAGGTTCAACTGTGACCGAAACCAGCGGATTCACAGCGATATCTCAAGAACACGCTTGGCGGTTTGATAGGTTCAAGGATTATATAATCGCGGTTTCGCCAAACAATGCGTCGCAGTATATTTCCGACATTGACACGGTGACGACATGGCTCCCATTGCCGGGGTCGCCACCAAAGGCGGCGGTTGTCGGACGAGTTGGCGACTTCCTGATGATGGGCGACCTTACAGATATTGATGGCACAGTCGCGCCGAACAGGGTTCGGTGGTCGGCTTTCAATAACCCGCTGGCGAATTGGGTTACAGATAGGGGAGAGTTGAGCGATTACCGAGACCTTGATCCAAAATATGGGTCGGTCACGGGCGTTGCGGGCAATTTGATATTCCAAGAGCGGGCAATTCACAGGGCTACATTCGTGGGCGCCCCCAAGGTTTTCGATATTGTTCCAGTCTCAACAGATCGAGGTTGCATTGCTCCGGGGTCATTGGTCGAGGTCGGGGCTAACGTTTATTTTCTCGGACCTGACGGGTTCTATGTCACTAACGGCGTGGCTGTTGACCAGATCGGCGCAAATAAGATTGACCGATGGTTTATGGATCATGTGTTGAGTTCGAGCATTGGCCGGACTCATGGCGCCATGTCATGGCCTAAGCAGTCAATCGTTTGGGCGTTTATTTCCGGCGATGTTTCGCAATTCACAAAACAGGTAATATTTTCATTCTCGACAGGCGAGTGGTCATCATCTGATCTACCCGTGAATTATATCGTAAGGTCAAAAACGGACGCGGTGACGCTGGGCGATTTAGCGGTGACATACCCGACTGGATTGACGCCAATCGGGGTCATTGGAAACCCTGAATTTATGCCGAGCGATTTGCTTTTGTCGGCGTGGGTTAAGATCGGGGCGGGTTCTGAATTCGCAACGCTTGACGGATCGGCTAGAAACGCAAAACTAACAACCGGCGACAGACAGTTGGCCCCGGGCCGACGCACACGGATCAGCGGTATTTTGCCGCTTGTTGAAAATCAGTCTGGAAACAGTAGGGTGCAGATTTTACACCGGAACAAACTTGCCGCGCCTCAGACTGCAACGTCGCTGTCTGTTGAGGGGGCAAATGGCCAATGCCCGCAGAATGTTGATGCCAGATATGTGCAAGTCAGAATGGATATTCCGGTGGGCGCGGTTTGGGATATGGCGACAGGAGTTATTGTTTCGGCTAGGGTTTCGGGGGCAAGATAATGCTGCAAAGAACGTATGTCGATCAGGCCCAGCAAAGGCAAGTGAGCCTTCAAACGCCGATCACCTTCAACGTCGCGTTGGGGGGCACAACAACACAGATTTATACCGGCATTTCCGAGCGGTTGTTTATGGTTCAGCGGATGGCGCTTATCAACCCGACCATCGCGGCAATTACTGGCACAATAACGGTCGATGGTGTCCAATGGCACACCGCATCAATCGCTGCAAATTCTGCCGCACGCATCAGCCTGTTTGAAATGATGCTGGTTGACGTGTCGGTGAATATTGCGGGCACTGGCAACGGCCTATATTGCGCCGGGTGGGGTATTCGTGTTGGCGGCGGTGACAAATGGGGGTTGTGATAATCCCGGTGAAAGCATCAGAATTTCATCTCGTCAAGGACGCGACAAGCTGGCATTTCGGGTCATTCGAGGATCGGTCTTACGGTGAAATGACTGCCGATCAGTTAAGGAATGACGTTCTGATAGAGGCCAAGCAATGCTGGATCGCGTGGGATAAAAAGGTTTTGGCGGTGGCGCTAACGCAGGTGATGGACAATCCTCTTGAAACGGTTGAAATGACGCATTGCGCAGGGCAAGGGCGTGATGACTGGGAATCCAGTATGGTTGACGTGATCCGGGAATGGGCCAAAGAGCGCGGCGCAAAACGTTTCCGCGCCGTATGCCGTCCCGGATGGGTAAAGCATTTGCAAGGCATGGGCCTTAAAGAAACTCACCGCGTAATGGAGCAGGAATTATGAGCAAAACAACGACAAGCACTCAGCAATCATCCCCTTGGGCGCCCGCTCAACCCGCGCTTAAGCAGGCATTAGGTGACGCCACGAATATCTACAACAGCGGCGGGTTTACGACTAACCCATATCAGGGTCAGCGTGTTGCCGATTTTTCCCAGCAAACGCAATCTGCGCTTGGGCAAATGGCAAACGCGCCGCAAATGCTGAATAATTACACAGCGCAAGACCCATACCGAGGCATGGATCAAATCCGCCAGAATGTCACCGATCAAACAAAGCAGGCGCTGGCCGGAACGTTTGCGGGCGCAATGGATAGCGGTTTGGCGCAACAGGGCTATGCAAGGGGTATCGGCAGCGCATTGGCAAACGTGGAATACGGCAATTACAACCGCAATCAGGACCGGCAATTAACCGCCTTAGGCATGGTGCCGCAGTTCTCGGCAATGGCGCTGCAAGGGGGCCAGACGGCGGATGCGCATCAACAATCGATCCTTGATGCGAACCGGCAAAAATACTATCAAGGGCAAAATGCTATTCCCGCTGGTTTGGAACGGTATTCGGCGTTTGCAAGGGGCATGGGCGGCATGGGCGGCAAAGGGTCGGCATCGCAAACAACGCCTTGGAGCCTCGGCAATTTCGGTCAAGCAGTCGGCGCACTCGGCGCGATATTCTGAGGGGATTGATATGGGTTTTAATCGGTCGAATACGATCCCTGCCGCGCCGCGCCGGTTGGGGTATAACCTTGCTGGCGTTGGGCTGGCGCTGCAAGGTGGCAACCCGCTTGCCGGACGGCAGGCATATCAAACGGCTCTTGACGGGTTCAACCGAAAACAGGCGGTTGGGAAAATGCTTTCGGAAATGGGTATTGCCGGGCCAAAGCGCGACTTCCTGTCATCGTTGCCTGACGCCAAGCAGACGCAATGGGTCACGTCGGAAATGGAGCGACGTCAACAAGCGGCACAGCATCAAGCGGCTGTGGCCCAGCGCCAAGCGGCATATAGTGCCGGTACAGACATGATTAAGAAATACTTTGAACGCCCGCCTGTACAAACCACAGCGGACGCTGGGGGCAATATTGACGCGACGGTGCAACAGGCGCAAACACCACAATCGGCAGCACAGGAACGCATGGTATTAGCCATGCGGGACCCGAGTGTTCCAGATCAGTTGAAAAAGGTGATTGCCGACCGGTATCAGGCTCAATATGGAACGCCCGACCCCGTCAAGGGCGTGAGCGTTGGCGATAGTTTGGTAAACCCCTACACCGGCGAAACGATCTATCAAGGCCAGCCCAAAACACCAACTTCATATCAGGAATATCTCAAGGCCGATCCGACACCAACGCCGCAAGAATATGCACAATGGGTCAAAGGCGGATATACGCGAATAACGCCCGATCAAGCATCGAAAATGGGCCTTGACCAGAGCCGCCAATATCAGGTCGGAGCGGATGGGAAAATATCGCAAATCGGCGGCAATGGTGTGACAGTAAACACTGGCGACATGGGCAAGCTGAAAGACCCCGGCGCAGGTCTTGTCTGGCAGCGTGATGCTGGCGGCAATGTCCAGTTTGACGCCCAAGGTGCGCCGATTGCTATCCCGTATCAAGGTGGCACCGCTCAGATCAAACAAGCCGAGGCGCAAGTAAAAACGGCGGCAAACAACGCTGTCGTCAATCGGGGCGCTCAGAATGTGTTTGAGGACACCAGCCGAGCAATCAATCTGATCGACAAAAACCCTGAACTGACAACAGGGTTCGGCTCGTATCTTAGCAGCATCCCCGGAACGGATGCGCTCGCCTTGCAGTCACTGATTGATTCGGTAAAATCAAACGTTTCGATTGATGCGTTGCTGAATATCAAAAAATCCGGCGCAGGTCTTGGCCAAGTGCCTCAATCGCAGTTGGAATTGTTGTCAAATACCATCGGCAATCTAAGTACGGCTCAGGATGCACCGACGCTAAAATTCAACCTCCAGCGCGTCCAAGACATTTACGGCGGTATTGTCAAATCACTCGGCGGTGATCCTGCGCAGATATACGCGAATAAAATTAGGGAATTCAACGGTGCGGCACCTGTACCATCCAGCGCCCATCAAGACACTCCTCCCATGACGCCCATGCCGGCGACCCCAGATGGTGTTCCGCCTGAAAACTGGCCTCTTTTGTGGGGCGCAATGACACCTGAGCAAAGGAAACTTTTCCAATGACACCAGATCAGCAACAGGCCATTCTCGATGCCGGTCGAAAGTTGGCCCAGCCTCAGACCGAAAATGTGATTGCAACAATCCCCGGCGGGGGACGCGTCGTCAAAGCCGCAGATGGATCGTTGTCATTCACAAGCCCCGGATATGCTACGAGCGACCCCGCGAAGGTTGAAAAAATCATGCGAGGGGCAAGGCCTGCCGATATATCAAAAGCAGGCTTTTATTCGGACGCGATTAGTCAGCACCCTGCCGCCGCCTATGTGTCAAAATTCATCCAAGGCGCGCCATTTCTGGGGGAATATACAGATGAGGCCGCTGGGGTTATGTTTGGCAATAAAACCCGTGATGCCATGCGGATGATGCAAACCGGCATGGATAAAACGCGGCCAAAAACATCGGCGGCGTTGCAAATGGCCGGGGCGTTGGCTTTCGGCGCTCCTATTGCGGCGGCTGTAGCCCCCTCCTTAGCGGTATCTATTCCCGGCGGTATGGTCGGGAAGGTCGTCGCTGCCGGGGCGCTGGGTGCTGGTCTCGGCGCTGCTGAGGGCGGCATTTCCGGGTATGGCGCTGGTACGGGCAAAAATCGCGGGGCTATGGCATCTCGCAGGGCAAAATTGGGCGGCTTTGTAGGCGGATCAATCGGCGTGGCGGCTCCGGTTGTGTCGAGCGCGATCCGGTCTACTCTTTCGCGGATGAAGCGATCAGATGTTGGCACGATTTCCAAGTATCTAGGCATTTCACCGGATGCGGCGCGCGTGGTCAAGGACGCAGTGCAGAACGAGGATTTCACTGCCGCAAAACAGGCAATCGACAATGCGGGCGGGTCGGCTATGCTGGCCGATGCCGGTCATTCCACGTCAACGCTTCTTGACGCATCAATCGCTGGCGGTGGCAAGGCTGGGAACATTGCGCATCAGGCTGTTGGCGCAAGGATTTCAGGGGATAGCGCGCGGCTTGTTGGCGCTCTGGACAGCACATTAGGCCCGCCTCAAGGCATCGGTTCGATCCAATCATCGATCCGGCAAGGGTCGAGTGGGGCAAGGGATAGTGCGTATCGTGCAGCATATGCCGCGCCGATTGATTATTCCAGCGCGCCCGGCATGCAAATCGAACGCATGCTCCCGCGTATTCCGAAATCAGCCATTACCACGGCGAATAACCTGATGCGCGCCGAGGGGCAATCGTCTCGGCAAATGCTGATTAAGGTGGGGAAAGACGGTTCACTGACATTCAAGAAATTGCCGGACGTGCGTCAGATTGACTATATCACGCGGGCGCTCAAGGACGTTGCGGCGCGTGAGGACGGCAAGGGGAAACTCGGTGGCGTGACAAATCTCGGTCGGGTGTATTCTGGCCTTGCATCCGACCTAAGATCGGCGGCAAAACGCGCGGTGCCTGAATACCGCGCGGCGCTCAATGTCGCTTCCGATGCAATCACAGAAAAAAATGCGTCTGATATGGGCCGAAACCTATTGCGACCCGGCACGACCCGCGAAGATGTGGCTCTTGCGCTTAAGGGCGCATCAAAGGCGGAAATTAAAGCGGCACAGAAGGGCTTGCGATCTTATATTGACGATACAATGGCGAATGTTAAGGCGACGATGGCGAACCCCGCGACAGACGCCAGAGAGGCCGCGAAATTGATCGGCGATATGTCCAGCCGCGCATCCAAGGAAAAAATGTCGTTTGTTCTCGGCAAGAAAGCCGCCGATACTATTGCGAAAGAGATCGACAGAACAGCATCGGGGTTGAACCTAAAGGCCAGAATTGCAGCAAACTCGAAAACAAATATTCGTGGAGTCGTCCAAGACAGGGTAGGACAGATCACACAACCGGGTGCGGTATCCGAGCTACTTTCAGGCAAGCCGCTTGAGGCTGGGCGCAGGTTATTGGGGATGATGACAAATCACACTGGCGAATCGCAATCGGCGCAATCGCGGGCAGTTTTTGACGAGATTGCGGGCGCCCTTACAAAGGTTCGCGGCGAACAGGCTAAAATGGCGTTGTCAGTTATGGAAAAGGCCATAGGTGGACAGCCGATTAAGGATTCCGAGGCGCGTTTTTTGGCGAATACACTGACGGGCGCTATCGGTTCCGGGGCTTTTCGAGGGATGAGCCGACCGCAGACCATACAATAGCATGTGATATGACTGTTACAACGGCGGCAAATGTGCCATAGTCAATGAAAATCTGGCGCGCGGCGTATCCTAGAGAATACAAAAAAACGAGGCCAGCAAATGCTAAGATTATCTTCATGCCCACATAATACACGAGAGGCAAGAACATGACAATCAGAGACTACGACACCACGGCGGGGAACAACACGTCGCTTGAGGGAACAGGCCTTTCCGATTCCATGCTTGCCAACGCGCTTGACAATGCAATCCGCGACCTGATGGCGGACAGCGCCCAATTCCTTGAGGACATCGCCACACCGACAAGCACAACCGGATCAAGCGACGCTTATGTGTTGGCAACCACGGGTGGTATCGTGGCGCTGGCGGACAATATCCGACTGGTGTTCAGGGCCAGTTTTTCCAATACCGGCGCGTGTACGATCAACGTTGACAGCAATGGAGTAAAATCGCTGAAAGTTTATGAGGATGGCGGGGTTGCTGATCCGGTCGCCGGTCAAATTCAATCCGGCGGTATTTATGACATTGCATATGTATCCGCGCTATCTGCGTTTGTTGTCCTGAACCCGACGCATATTCTTGAGGCGGAAACGACGCCAAAACTCGGCGGTACGCTTGATTCCAGTGGCCACGCGATAAGCCTGTCCAAGGGGGCAGACGTTGCAACTGCGGCAACCGTGACGCTTGGGGATGATGGTAATTACATTGCGCTAACCGGCACAACAGGGATCACAGGATTCGCCGCAAAACCGATTGGTCGGCGGTATCGTGTGCGGTTTAACTCAACGCCAACGGTGACACAGGGAGCAAACCTTGAGATTCATGGCGGGACGTTTACGGCGGCGGCTGGGGATGAAGCTGAACTGATAATGCTCACGGCGACGAAGTGGGTGATGGACCCTGTTCGTTCTAGCGGGATGGCGATGGTTCGGTCGGGTGTTTTGCAACAGTCAGTGACCACTCTAAAAACTGTCCTAAATTGTTCCACCCCGCTACCAGCAGATAATACTATCCCGCAGATAACTGAAGGCACCCAAATCCTGTCTGACACATTCACGCCAATGATCAGTACATCCAAGGTCTTGGTGGAAGTTAATGTCAATGGGAGTAACAGCTATGTGTGGGGTGCTGTCTCAGCAGCACTATTTGACGGTAACGTTAATGCTGTGGCAGCTCTCTCGCTTGGGAATGGGTATAATTCAAACCATACGCACACAGGTTCATTCCTCTATGAGGTGGCATCTTGGGGAACTACCGCAAAAACATTCACTCTACGAGGTGGCGCGACTGGAGGGTCTATGTTCGTTAATGGGGGAGCTGATGGAACACAGTTTTTTGGCGGCGTGGCAGTAACATCAATGAAAATAACCGAATTAGAGGTATAGGAGCAGTCATCATGATTTTTGGAGCAAAGGGCCTGAACCCAGCAAGCGTCGATATAACCGGCGGCACGATTGACGGGGTGATTATATCGAATAGCACAATCAGTAATGCCGTTTCGTCCGTGGCGGGCCGGACAGGGGCGGTTACGCTGGTTGAATCCGACATAACGAACCTTGGAACCTCGGTTACGATGAATACCGATATAGGTGTATCTGTGCAGGCTCACTCGGCGGTTCTCGACGCGACCACAGCGGCATTCTTGACCGCGCACAAGGCCAAACTGGATTATACGACAGTTACTCAGCCCGTCGATCTGGACACAATGGAAAGCCGGATTGCGGCCATGAGCGCGGCAGTTGTTCTCGCGGGGTCGTGGGACGCCTCGGCGGGTACGTTCCCCACATCAACAGTTGCTGGCGAAAGCTGGATTGTCTCGGTTGCGGGCACCGTTGGGGGTGTGGCGTTTACCGTTAATGATCGGATCGTCGCGCTTGTTAATGGGGCAAGCACCACAATATACGCCGCTAACTGGCTCAAGCTAGATTACACGGATCAGGTTTTGTCAGTGTCCGGGCGCACCGGAGCGGTTACGCTGACAGTTGGTGACCTCGTTGGATTTACTGATAACTCGGGGAATTGGAACACGGCCTATTCTTGGGGCAATCATGCTTTGGCTGGGTACCTTACCACCTTGAATCTCAGCGGTCTGACTGACGCAACAATAACGACGATTGCAGCGGGTGAATTGCTCAAATGGAACGGTACTGGCTGGATCAACAACACCCTTGTTGAGGCAGGGATA